CGATGCAAGAAAAAAATTGACGGATTTTTAGAATTATGGTAAATGACATTAACATTGTCCGGGGGTACATGTTAGATCTAGACATACCTATAGGACATACTAAGAGACTTAACTGCCCCATTTGTAATGGTTATAAAACATTTACTGCTACTAATAACATGGGAATGTTAGTTTGGAATTGTTACAAGGCTTCTTGTAACATAAGTGGTAACACAAAGGTAAGACTTTCTGCTGATGATATTAAGACTGCGAAGTCACAGAAAGAAAATGAATCTCCTCCATGCACTGCCTTTGTGTTACCCGAATATATTGTTCCCCATAATAATAGAAAAAAGTTAATAGAGTTCTGCGACACATGGAGTTTAGATCCAAATGAATTGGATTTACATTATGATGTTAAAGAAGATAGAGTTGTTTTCCTAATTAAGGATGATAATAAAATTGTAGATGCTACTGGAAGAGCACTAACATCTAGATTGCCTAAGTGGAAACGATACGGAAATAATACCTTGCCATATTATTATGGCAGTGGTACTGTCGGTGTTGTTGTAGAGGACTGTGTTAGTGCTGCTAAAGTTGGTGGCAATGCATACATCGGGGTTGCTATTCTTGGAACTTCACTCTCAGAAGAACACAAGAAGTTTCTTTCACGGTTCTCTACAATTATTATAGCACTTGACCCCGATGCTATGCCGAAGATTTTTGCGTTTGCAAAAGAGTTAAGAGGATACGTGAACAACATAAAGGTGTTACGACTAACAGACGATTTAAAATACTATAATAAAAAAGATATAACTAATTTATATAACCTAACCCCGAAGGAGTAAAATATGGAATTAGCATTATTAAGAAGTTTAATGGATAAAACGTTCTACGATGAACATCGTGGTGCAAGATGTCCAGACCGATTGTTTAGCAAAGATGCTAGAAAGATAAAACAATCAATAGATTTAGCAATGGATAGGTATGAGAGAACTCTATCCCCGGATGAGATTGAAGCATTGTTTATGTCTAGTCATCCTTCAATGACAACTGCACAAAAACAAGCATACTCAATACTTTTCAAAACAATTAAAAAAGAACAACCCTTGGGTGGCGATGTGGCACAAGAAGTGTTATCAAAACTATTCCAACAAGTTATAGGTGAGGATGTAGCTAACTTAGGCTTTGACTATGTGAATGGTGTGCAGACTAGTCTAGAACCACTACGGTTATTACTAGAACAATATAACGATGACTTTACACCTGACTTAAATGTAGAGTGGGATGACATAGAAATAGAGACATTGTTAGCCAAAAACGATCTTGAAGCGAGGTGGAACTTTAACATTCCATCACTCACACGTATGATACATGGTGTGAATGCAGGTCATTTGATTGAAGTGGGTGCTAGACCAAATACAGGTAAGACATCTTTTCATGCTAGTATGATTGCATCACCAAACGGTTTGGCACATCAAGGTGCTAACTGTATTGTGTTGTGTAATGAAGAAGGCAGTCACAGAGTTGGTGCAAGATATTTAACTGCAGCTACAGGTATGACTATGCAACAAGTTAAGAAGGACCCATCAAAAGCTAGAGACTTGTATGCACCAATAAAAGATAAAATTAAAATCAAAGATGCTACAGGCAGAGATATGTCTTGGGTGGAGAGTGTATGTAAATCGTACAAGCCTGATGTTCTTCTGCTTGATATGGGTGACAAGTTTGCTAGGACTCAAGGGTTTGCACGAGCAGATGAAGCACTCAAAGCAAATGCAATACATGCAAGACAGATTGCCAAGCAACATGAGTGTGCAGTCTTTTACATGTCACAACTGTCTGCTGATGCAGAGGGTAAAGTTTTACTGAATCAATCCATGATGGAAGGCAGTAGAACTGGTAAAGCTGCAGAAGCAGATCTTATGATATTGATTGCTAAGAATCCACCAAAGCAAGACGATGGTGAATTAGAAGATTTACAAAGACACTTGAATATCGTAAAGAATAAATTGACAGGTTGGCACGGTGTCATAACTTGTGAATTAAATTATAAACTAGGAAGGTATGAGTCTTGATTGAAATAAATGTTACAGACGATATGTTTGTAAAAGCTAGAGAGAAAGCAGTTGAAGTAGGAAGATTGACAAACTCCATTTTAAATGGTGGTGGAAACTTAGCAGGTTTCATTGGAGAACAGATTGTATTGTTTGTGTTAGGTGGTGAATGGGATAATACATATGACTATGACTTGTTAATAAAAGGACATAGAGTTGATGTTAAAACTAAACAAACTAGTGTTACACCACTGCCACACTATGAATGTAGCATTACGGAGTTTAACGCAAAACAAGATTGTGACTATTATGCATTCACAAGAGTTAAGAAAGACTTTAGTGTAGGTTGGTATCTTGGTGTTATGAAAAAACAAGAATACTTTGATAAGGCAACCTATTTAAAAAAAGGGGAAGTTGACCCTTCAAATAATTA